GCCTTAGTGTAACGGGCCGAGACCGAGTCGTAGAGATTATCTTCTACGGCCTCTTCAGTGATCGCGAATCCCATTGCCACCGTCTGATGGACATAACGGGCCGTGAAGTTTTCTTGCGCCGTATCATAACTGATCGCGGAGCCTTCCGACTTTACGGGTGCTGCACCAAACCCAGCGAGTTTGACTTCTTCCTCGAATGCTCGATCCGAAGATTCCGTCTCATAAACCTCACCAGCCTCATCTTCATACTGCTGATACTCCAACCCGAATAGAGCGTTAAGCCCAGGGAGGAGTTCCTTCATCATTTGCGCTCTTGAAATCGCCATTATTTACTCCTTCCTTATCCGAGTTGCCGGCCGAGGCCAGCAGGAGTCCACCGAACAAGAACGTCGGGGGTAGTTGAAGTGTCACTTGCATCCGCTGGTCCGACGACAACAATTGTCGCAGACGCCCCAGTCGCCGCAGCGAGAGCAATCGTGACACTGGAGTTACCAGTCTTCACATTGCCACCAGCACCAGCCACGAGCAGGTTCAACCATCCGACATACTTCTGTTCCCATGCAACATTTGCCTGGACCTTGAAGATCGTGCCCTCATTAGGAGCAACAAAAGCCATCGCTTCCGTGTTCCCGGCGTTGCCATCATATCGTTGGCCCCACTGAGGAGTGCCTGTAGAGTCTACCCAACGGGCTCCCACCAACACGCCAATAGCAGCCAAGCCAGTAACAGCATTACTCACATTGATGCCTGTAGTGCCATTGTCAGTAGTCTTGTCGTATACGACGGTATCACCATTAAAAATGGCGGTACCATACGCATCTTTTCCAATCGGTAGCTCAATGAAGCCTGCGGTTTGATAACCCGCACCCCCTCGTTGAACTGGTCTCAATCCATAGCCAGCAGCCATTGGACTATCTCCTAATAATATTAGCGATAGCCGACAATGGGAAATCCATTATCAGTCATCGCCAAACGAAATCCGCGACCGCCGCTCCGGCTGAAGCATAGGCATACGCGAATCTTGCTCTCTGAAGTAATTGCGATCAACTGCGTCCATCTGTTCAGCAACCTCATTATTGGCGTGTTCTTGAATCTGCGCGCCTATCTCAGAAGGGCGGGAGCAGAGAAGAAGTCCACCGATAAGGACATTGTCTGGATACTGACTACCTCGATCTGAAACAATCATCAGTTCAGGGTAATCAGTGGAAAGAACAGGTTCCCATCCTTCTCGCAAAGCTTGCGAAACATTGATGTTATCTGCCTCTCCCCGCATAGATGCTCTCACATACCGAAAGTCCAATCCCTCGCGAGGATTAGGTGACGGTGTGAGTGCCGCAGGTTTCCACGGTGCCGATCGCTGTGTCTTTTCTCGCGTTTCAACTTCTCGTGTACGAGGAGCTTGTTCTCTTTTGCTGCGCGATTCAGTCATTACCTTGTCTCCTTCAGGAGCTGTTTGGCGTACTGTTGATTTGTTAACCCCAGGCGCTTCGCGAGGGCGACTGCGGTAGAAGTTAGTTGCACTTTGCGTGGCTTGTTTGTTGCGCGCCCTGCTGACGCGACCACGGTCGATGTTCGAGAACTCGCAACAGGCTCTTCCTTAGCCCCTCCGCCCTCAAACCGATCACTGAATACCTGACGTACCCTCTGATCAATCTTATTGTAGTACTCGTCACTATGAGGATCAACACCAGCCTTAACAAGGTTGGAATGAACACCATATGCAAGTGATGTCATCTCATCGTCTTTACCAAACCACCCGTTCTTAGACATCCAATTTTCCAGCTTAGGATCTTTGGGAGCCGGTGGTGGCGGGGCAGGTTGACGGAGATGGTCAGGAACAACTCCTTGATTTGAATCAGCGAATTCCTTCTCTCTCTGGATACGGTTCAACGCTTCTTGAGCATCAAGGAGGTTATCAGTATTGCCCTCCTCATATGCCGCTTTGTACTGATCTCTAACCAGAGCTAACTCAGCATTGGACGAACTCTTCATCTGCTCTAGAAGCAGATTCTCACCTTGTCCCAACACATTGCGAAGCTCTTCGTTCTGACGGTGCATGTTCTCGGCATAACGAACAGCCTCCTCACGCATCCGTTCAGACGATTCCCGCTGGCGACGTTGCTCATGGTATTCATATTTGAGCTTGTTAATACGCTTACCAGCGCGACCACTGTATTCTTCGACTTCGTCCACTGAGTTGTTTTCAAACCCAACATCCGAGTCAGAGCGTGCAGATACCTGATCTTCTACAGGTCGGTCATCGATGATCTCTAGATCAAACTCTTCATTCGATTCCACATCTACAATAGGCTCAGTGAGCGCGTTGCCCATGAGGTCATCAAGTCCTAGGTCACTCATGCTCTCACAATCCCTCGCGGATCTTGGACCACCGCTTCAACAGAATCATCGTTAATGATACGGAACTCTTTCCCGTGAATGCGAAGACGCGTACCGGAGTATGCGCGCATCACAATCCAATCACCCTCTTCACACCAAGCGCCATTCGGGAACCGACTTTCATCTGAATAGGCGTCAGGCCCTTTAGTCAGAACACACCCGACAATACTTGCGACAGACTCAGCGTCTCGTCGTTCTTCGGGGATGTACAAACCACTTTCAGTCGTTTCCTCCACACCGGGCAAAGCAACTAACAGACGAAAGCCAGATGGTGCCGGTAGTTGCGATGCGGTGCTGGCATCGGGCAAGTCCGGCTTTTCGTCACTGTACTGAATCATTTCAGTCATTCTATTCAACCTTTCCATGCAAGGATTTTAATGGCATCCCAGTAAGCCATATGCGCTCATCAGAGCGAATCATTTTCCTCTACGGCAGATGTAAGTCTCTTGTACTCCGTTTCCGCAGCGTCGAGACCCATCAGATATCCACAAATCTTCTTATAGTCTTCCATGGTCTTAATCGATCCACCGATCAAAGCTTCTCTATGGCTTTGTCGGATCTGGTCTATTGCGGCTAAGAACACGTTGTCGAACGTAGGCAAAGTTTCTATTCCTTATTGTTTTCTTTAATTAGGTCAAGAGCCATTCTTGTTCCTTCCAAGACATCTCTAGATTCAATTTCACTTTCAGAAGTCTGAGCCTTGAGGATCTCAGTAAACACATCAGCCTCGATCTTATCTTCTGCTTTAATCGAATTAACTTCAATGCGCTCACGCTCAATCCCATCACGAGACCTAGCTTTATCCATATCAAGCTGGAGCCTAGCTTGACGCTCTTGCGCGCGAGACGAAACATCCTGTTCCTTGATGTCCAATTCCCGTGATCGCATCTGAAGGATTGGATCTTGAGCTTGCTCTTGTTGCTGTTGCTGTTGCTGCTCTGCCATACCCTGCTGAAGGATACGCTCAGATGCTTCAGCCACCAGCTTAGAAAGCTGCACCTCGACATCATCTGGCAGAGGCTCATCCGGTGGCGGCAAAGGCACACCAATCTGTTTCTCTATCTCTCTTCGGTATTGAAACGCTAGATGTTCTGAAACATGAGCTGACAAGGAAGCTTGCTTAACAGCAGCATCAGGAGCCATTGCCAGTAGCTCTGCCATCTTAGGTTCTTCTGCCGCCGACATATGAGCAGTGATATGAGCTTCATGGTCTTGCCACATGAAAGCCTTCACTGGATCACCCAAGATCAAGTTCATATTTTCAGAGACCGGATCTCTTGCAGGGATCTCGTCTTCTAGAGGAACAAGCTGATCTGCATCTTGTATGCCTAGCACTTCCAGCATCTGTCGATGCAGCTTAGGCAGGTCGTACAACTGAGGAGCAGTCCCTGCTAGTTGCAATGCTGCCTGATACTGCATAATACGCTGAGCCATCGTAGAAGAGTTAGGATCACTAACCGGAATAACATCGATACGGTCATCGAAGTCTTCCGGCTTCATTACTTCATCGCCATCTAGATCATACGGGTATGCGTGGGGGGAATGGTCTCGAACTATTGATTCAAGGATCTTAAACTCATGCTTCATCGCAGCATGTAGTCGAGCCTGAACGGCGGACATAACCTTCATCGATCGTTCCATGAGAGCCAATGTCGTACCTACTGGAGCCTCTTGATTCATATCACTTACATTAAGATCCGTAAGCGAAGCGAAACGACGGCCTTCTTCTACGATATTGCCTAGAAGGTTTGCCAGTACAGTGGAGGGTTCCTTGTAGGGAAGGAAGCTGATGTTCTCGGCAATCGACCCACTAGGAACATCTACATCACGGAACTCACCGGGAGAGATCGGAGTGTCATCTCCACGGATGCGGAGTCCACGAGACTTGAGACCACCGGGTAGGTTGCTAAGTGTGCCTGCATCCACCAACTGCCGAAGGATTGAAGTGGCTGACTTAGCAATCCCGCCGATCATATGGACTAGACCAAAACCATAGAATCCCAAGCCGGGAACATACTCGTAGTGAACAAAATGCTCACGCCGCATTCGGTTCTCATCATCTTCCATCCAGTTTCGACGGATAGCCAGTATCGACCCAGACCCTTGGTCAATCGTAACTACATAGGGGAGGGCAATCCCTGTGCATTCGCAATCCTCATCTCTATCCTCAAACCCTACTAGATCAAGATCTACATGCATCTCAAGGATCGTGTACCTGCTATCCGAATCATAGCTAGGACTTTCACCTGTTAGTTGGTCGTACTTCTCTTTAATACGGCTGGTCGTTGTGCTGTCATCCTGCAAATCAACGTCACGGAAGAAACCACTGACCTGTAGTTTTCGGATGTCATTAGTGTTCCGCTTCAACACATGAGTGATGCGTTCACAAGTAATGAGAGAAGAAGCGCCATACGAAACGACTAGATCTTCAGAAGGGATAAACATGGCACAAGGGCGATCCATGCTGGGATCCCAATACACCTTGCGGAAAGCAGAACCTGCAAGAGGGAGACTGAAAAGAAGCTTCTCTGTCTCAGGTCTGTACTCAGACATAACCTCCGTAGTCAGGTAGTTCATGTAGTTCTCTACACGATTCGCCTGCTGTTCTTTTTCGTTTGTCATCTTCCCGACAATGCGAGTCTTTACCGGACCACCTGCTGGAAAGATCTCACCAATCGCTTGGCTCTGGAAGCGGACAACTGCTTCAGAAAGAATGGGGTGAGTGACGCCGCAAGCACCTTCCCAAGGAGAAGTACGGTCATCGATCTTCATCCCTAGCTGATCAAGCCCTTTGACGTAGCTCTCTTCCCAATCCTTACGACTCTCTTTATCGCTGTTGTACTGAGACACCAGCTCAGATGAGACCTTACCTAGCTCATCATCTTCCATATGCTCAGCGAGGTTCTCGCCAAACTCAACTTCTTCCATAGCAGATGCATCAGGATCAAAATCAATAAGGACGCCTCCCTCATCATCTTCAATCTCGCCGACAAGATCAGAGTCCTCTTCTAAGACAAACTCTACTTCCGGCTCAGCCTCTGGGGGTAGCAGGTCAGAAAGCGTTACCGGCATCTCTGAAAGTGATTTTTCTATTGCCAAATCAAACTCCTGTAACTTTCCTTTGTCATCGAGACCAAACACCCGTTTTCGGGTTACGCTTCATTACGCCCGCAGGACTTGTATGATGTCTTGGCTTAACATAGCTAAACAAAGATTCAGATTCTCCAAGGTCATTAACTGAAGTTCTGTAATCAACCCCAACGTCTGTCTGCACTATGTCATCTATTAATGGCTGTCCCAAGAATTTAGCGACAGCGTTACGTTCCTGCGCTCTCCTTCTGGCTAGACCCATAGAGGCTGCGTTTTCTGTGTTAGCTGTATCCAGTAGCTGGTTAGCAGCCTCCATAGAGTTGTTATCTTTCACAGCTTTCGTGAAGGAAGGTGCCTTTTTGTGGAACCCCTCACCCATGTTGTAAGCCGAACTAAGGATCATGTCCTGCGTGACAGAAGGTAGATCCGTAAATCCTTCAAGGTAATTAGAGCTGTTAGGGGTGCTGTAATCGCTGTAGATACTATTGGCATAAGCATTGGATGCACTCAGAATTTTTTCATCCGATGGAGGCTTATCCTTATCTGTCCATGCAGGCAAAGTCCCTTTAGGAAGCTTCTTCCGCATAGCACCGTAAGTCTTCATAGTCATACCTGCTAGACCAGTAGGTACGTCAGTGACATCGTCACCTCTACCTTCCATCCGTAACAGATGAGGCAAGAACTCAGCCCACCGAGGATATGTCTTTAGTTCTTCCATCAGGTCTGTACTATCTCCGACCCGAAGCGTAGTTAGACATCTCGGAAACCATCCGCTGCATAGGGCCACCTTTTCGGAAACCGCCAGAACCAATCTTTGTACGAACATGTCCGCCATCCGCCATCCCTTGTGCAGAGTTAGCTACAACACTTTGAGCGAGTGACATGATTCCTTGCATTGAGGGAGGGACCGGCTGACCAGTCCCGCTGAGATAATTTCCTCCCATGCTCCCGTAAGAATCTAAACTACCGGGGGAGCTATTCGCATAGGACTGAAAAGTAGGAGCAGAAGGCAACTGAGAAGGAACATAAGGGGAGGAAGTCTGAGAAAAGTTTTGCCGAGGGGGAGACTGGCTAGAAGGGTGATTGCCCATGAACTCGTTAGCCCCCAAGAAATATTCCATGGGGTTATCGCCGGGGAGAGAAGAGCGGGGGTTACCTAGAAAAGTAGGGCTTGTATCTGAGCGCCCAGTGAAGGGAGATCGTTCCTCACCCTGTGCAATGTAGCTTCGCTCCGGGGCTTTATACTTTCTCCCGAAATGCTTAATGAGGTCTCTGTTTTTAGGGTTTAGCCTGCGGCCAGCATTCGCTTCAGAGCGAGCGTGATTAGCGTAATCGAAATACGAATTAAACTCTCGACCGTAAGGGTCTGTGTATTTTTCAAATTCAAATAAGGCCATACTAAAAAGTATCCTTCATTCTCCATTGAGCTAGGCACAGCAAGATAACAAACCCAAATAGCAAGTTGGACCAGCCAATATCGACTGAGCTGAGTTCAGGTAGGTAGTGAGGCTCAGACCAACCAGAACTCTGGCTATCAGTTATAGCCCTCGACCTCACCATCATCACATCTTCAGGAATGTCTATACCGACTTGATAACAATTATCACAAGGATCAACAACACTTGCAGACTCAACCCAACGCCAAACAACACCATTGGGTGAGTACTGGAATTCCCACGACCCTACTTCATGATCTCTATCTTGAGCCCATTTGAGGGTGTGACTTGGCATCAATAGTAGTCTGCTTTTATAGCAGCGAACTCTTCTTCATCTCGATCGTCCGAGGCCATAGGCACAAAACCCCCTTGGCGAAAACGAATCAAAGCCTGAGTCGAGGAATCCACAAGGTCATCATGTTCGCCAGAAGGGAACGAGGCAAACTCTTCCACCACTTCTTCTGCGTATTTCCTCTGAGGACGCCACACGATCCCTGACGCAAAAAGGTCAGCCACAGCATTCACTCTGGCGATCTTATCATTCCCTCTAGAGGGGGTGTACTCCTGCACAGGCACACCCACTGCCCTGAGTTCAAAGATCAGTGGCATCCCTGCCGCCTTCCCTTCCACAATCAGGGCATCAGGCTCCCACTTCTTATAGTGGCTCAGAGCAAACTTCTTAAGCTCTGGGAACTCCATACGATCCTTGATCGCCGAGAGCAAGATCAAGTTAGGCTGAGAGCGCCCATCATCCCCATCCTTGTAGAATATGCCCCAGGTAGTACAGGCAGAGTAATCCGCCCTCTGTGTCTTAAGGAACGCTGTATCCCAAGATTGTATAATGAACTCACACTCAGGAGGATCGTCATGTTCCCAGATCTTCCACCACTCACGCTTAACAATCGCTCCCTCTTCAGAGGTGGGATCCTGTTGGTACTGAGCTTGCCACTTCGCAGTGGGGAGTTCAGCCTTAAGCTTGTTGAGTTCGTCTAGCTTCCAGAATTCGGGCCAGAGGGCGCTGCCGGAAGGAAGGATGGCAGGAAGCTCTATCACTTCCCATTCGTCCGAACCCGATCTTTGCACCGATGACTTGAGGATCTGACCCGTCAGATCTCTCTTATGCCACCGTGTCATTACTATGACAATCGCGCCGCCCGGTTGCAGGCGCTGGCGTGGACCCGATGTGTACCATTCGTACACACGGTCAAACACGCTGGAGTCTCCACTCTGACCCTCTTGTTCCGAATGAGGATCATCAATTATGAGTAGATCAGCACCCTTGCCAGTTACAGCGCCCCCGACCCCAATTGCAAAGTACTCACCTCCTGCACTGGTGTTCCAACGTCCCGCTGCCTTGGAGTCCTGTCTCAGCGTAACCCCAGGAAACACCTTCTGGTAGTCTTCACTACCTACTAGGTTTCTTACCTTACGACCAAACCCCACAGCAAGCTCTGCGGTATGAGCAGTCTGAATAACCTTCTTCTCTGGGAAGCGCCCCAAAAACCACGAGGGAAGAACATACGACGCAAATTCTGATTTCGTATGGCGAGGAGGCATGTTGATGATCAACCGCTTCAACTCACCAGAGGCTACCCGCTCGAAAGCTCTAGCCATCAGCTTGTGATGCTTACCCTCAATGAACGAGGGCCACACTGTATCCACAAACTTTAAGTACTGCTCCTGACCATCCTTCTGTACCTGTAGACCCTGGTACTTTTGGACTAGGCCATGGAGTTTCCTGGCGTGGTAAGGGCTTAGCTTGTCGATGTTATCGAGCAAAGGCTCTAGCCTAGCTAGGTCTGAACTCATACTAGAAGACAATTAAACCCTTCCATCACTAAATAAGAAAGGCCCGCTCTTACTTAGTGAAGGACTACCTAGGAAAGGACTAGGCCACTTAGTTTAGAGCGAGCCTTTGACTCCGGCTCCAATAGCTAACTGGTATATGACTAGGCTTTACTAACCAGACTCCCTCTCAGGGAACCAATGGGTATAAACTAGTCTCAGTCAGAATTGATATCACTAAAGAGTAAACCCTATGTATAACAAGTACTTAGTACCGGGTGCCCTTTATGGTATATGGAGTATAACAAATACCCCCCCTTGACGTGCAAGCCCCCGATTACAGATATCTTAAATAAATATATGGGCGCTTTGTCTAAGACTTAGGCTGGAACTCAACATGGATATGATCACTCTCTAAGACAACATCGAACTCTTCACCAAGATCACTGGATAGACCCTCTACAAACTTTGGTAAGAAGCCACTCTCTATCCCCCATATCCTTAGATCAACTGCGTACCCTACATAGTGAAGGGAGCCAAAGCCGTGGACACCATCAACTGCTGACGTAACAACCATGTCCGGTACCCCAGCACTACTGAAATAACCTTCAGCAATAACCAATCCCATCACCATCTCAGGCTTGAGCCCGTTTATCTTTACACCGCTCTTAGTCTTGATAGACATATCTTCCCTGACCTCTCCAGTCTCTGGTGGCGCTCTACGCCTGTAATACCCACCATACTAATCATTATGTTACCGCAACATAATGATTACCCCTGGGGGGAATACTGTTTCAAAATTGTATATTTTATACAGAGCTTACCCATATTACAGTTTGAACATAATATAGGGGTGGGGGTAATGATAACTTGTACTGGGTATTGTCGTGTTGGGTACTTAACTTGTGGAAATCGGTAATCGTTTGAGCAAACTAGTGTATATGCGCGAGCGTCAGCGAGCTGGCTGTAGGGGGGTTGGGGGGTCCATGACTAATACACAGGAAAGTTTCAACCTCCGGGGCACTTTCCCTCACCTGACAACATAACAAACTAATACACACTCATGTGTCATCACTGTTAGTCAGACCTAATGCATTGTCATCATCATTGGTCATGTCATCGTCATCGTTAGTCGGACTAATGTCTGATGGCTCACTCATGTCAATGAGTTCAACTGTGTTAGTGCTAGTCGAACTAATATCAATGGCATCACGCAATGCAATCTCAATCTCTGCCAACACCTCGGCATCTGTTAGTTCATCATTGGACTCTTTAACCTCAACACGTTCAGTGAACATGCCTGCCTCAAGACCTAACAACCTTAGTGCGCTGATCCTGTCGCTTGCTCTGTCTGAGTCAGAGGCTTCTTGCCATAGCCTCTCTGTTATGCGAGTCCGTTCCCCAATCTCACGGCGCACCCTCTGTGCTTCCGCCTTCTTACGGAATGTTTCACCATAACTAACAATGCCAGGGTGCTTCCATAATCTACTCGCCTCATTTGCCTGCGCCTTCTTCTGCTTAACAGTGTCGCCTTTGCAATCGTACACAGCACGGTATGCATGCACGAGAGTAGGGCTAGAGCCATCTAGCACCTTAGTCGCAAACTTCCTTTGCCTCTCAGTAAGGTCTCTACCCTTCGATACCGACCCCTGTCCATCATCATTACCCATCGCCCCTACCTTCACTCAGTCACCCTGGTTAATTCGGGTGCAGTATGGCGCACGGCCAGTCATAGATGCAATGGATTAACAACCTTATACAGTGTAACAATACAGTGTATTAAGGAGTATTAGTCCGACTAATAGTTCACTAACATTATTAGTCCACTGTTATGTCTCATGCTTATACATGACTACACATCAGTGTGTGTATTTGTTAGGTGAAAGTAGAGAAGTTCAGACTTTCGCCTTCCATACGCTTAACAACTGCTCTAAGTGCCCTCAGCTCTACCCCAGCCTGTATTAGTTAAGTCAATACCCAAAGCAGTACAACGAGTCACAATAGGACCATGACTTGCAGTACTCGCTATAAGTCATTGGAATCAAACGGGAATACCAACACGCCTCAAGAATGAAACAGAAACCTCAATAGAATCAAGCACTTGAGAGTCATTCCTAATTGTCAATAGACAGAGCAAGGTTTATGACCAAAATATGGGTGGAGGATAAAAGTCAATGAATACAGGCACTTAGGTCAAAGTCTTCTTTCTATATACGCGTAAACCGAATTCCAACCCAGGGCGACCCAGGGCGACCCTAGGTAACGAGTGTGTGGACATCCTGTCTCAGTGGACGACAATGCGTCTTCTGCCGGCGAGGACGCCCGCAGCGAGGGCGGCGCATCCGGGGGAGACATCCTGGCTCTGCGACTGCCAACTAACAGGACACCAAGCGGTGTGTGCTTGTTAGTAGTCAAACGCTCCCAGCGTACCCAGCCGACACAGGCTGCAATGGAGGGGAGCGGGTCGGACCCAGGCGATAGCCGAACGAGATCCTGCTAGTTGGAGCATGACGCGAATGCGTTGCTTAGGCACCCGAGAGGGCGCATCCCCAATGACGTGAGTCATAGGTAGTCTGTCCAGCGATAAGATCTTTATTAGGCATCACCGCACACCCATACATACACAGAGAACTTCACCGGTAGCACCGCACCGATGTATCGACGTTATGGACCAGCCACGCTGGGTTTCCCGTCGCTCTTCATTAGTCCTTGCCGTGATCGTTCGCTGACTGCTCATGCATACGCAGCGCCCTTGGCCCTCCACTTTGCATGAGCCTTGTTAGTCCTATCCACTGAGCATCGCGCTTCAGTCTGTTGAAGGGACACAGTCAGCCTCTGAGGTTCTCTCTCTATGTAATCTGTTGGTGTGCAGTCCACTGCGATGT